CTTTCTATAACTCTAGATTCGTTCTTAACAATCATGCATAGTGAAATCTTCTTCTTTGACATTATATTGTCTCCCATATTATACTAAATTATAATAATTTTTAACGGTTATGAAACTTTTCTCTATCACGATAGAGGTCATCGTCATCATTATCACTAGACCATCTCTCCATGATATCATTAGAATTCATTCTCTTTTTATTTTTTCTGTTTTCGGCTCTTCGATTTTTTCTTGAAATTCGATCATCCCAATCATTAGCCCAATCATTACTTTTGCCCATATTTTTTATGCCTCCATAGGAATTTTAATAGGCTTTGAAAAAAGACCAGGATAAGCCTTAGATGCCATATCCATTGGTACACTAGGAATATTTTTCATTATTACATTTTCTAAAACTTTTGATTCCTTTGGACCCAATGCTTCTAGCATTTGAATTAAAAGAATTGTTTTTCTTTCAGAATTAATTTTAGAACTGTTTAAAAACAAGTAAAATCGTTTATGTTCGTTGTACAGTGTTGTAAAAGAAAGACCATCAGGAGATACATCGAGTGTGTATGGAGGTATTTCTTTGGTGAAAAATACGATATTAGGATCATATGCCCACTTAAAAACATCCTCAAGTGCTGGAGAATAATTCACCCGTAAGATATTAATCTTCTCTTCTTCAGTTTTCGCGCTATGAACTTTTTCTAGTATTTCGCTTATAAGAAGTCTCATGTTGTTCTCTCTTTTGAGCAAATCTATTTAGCATTGAAATTATTTGTATACAATTAAAATTGCAGTTTCTTCGTTAGTTCTTCCACTTGCTTCTTTTTCATCAGTTTTTAGACCATCAAAGGCATTTTTAAACGCACGAATACCTATGTCACCCTTGATGGAAGCCAAAAATTCTTTAGGCTTACGAACCTTTTTGCAACGGCTAGTCTTCAGATCAAATGCCTTTACAGAGGTTCCATCAACATCTAGCCCATCTACACTATCAGCCTCTAAAAGAGTAACAACACGGGTCTTTACATTAAACAGAACCGCCTTGCTAGCACCAATCAGCCTAGACGGATGCTGTGAGGTAATACCAAACTCGGTATGCTCCTTTAACCAACGCATCCGCTTTACACGCTCTATAGGCGGCTTACGACGCTTGGCACGACGAATAGGAGGCGCAGCCCGCTTTACCTGACGGAATGCGTCTACGAGGCTTGTAAGCCATTCCTGATACCGTTTAAGCACAGGCTTCTTGAAGAACGAATAGCCTTCTTTTAATTGTTCGTCAGCCTTGCCACTAAGAACTTGATTGATGTCTTGCGTTTGACGCTCAAACCAATCTGCAATCATAGCCGACTGCATCGGCTTGACACCACGCTCTTTGATATACTCTTCAGGCTTCCACTCAATCTTTTCACCAGACAAAATTTTGTCGGAAAGCAGTTCCATCTCTTCAATCAGTTCACGCACCTGCTCACGAATATGATCCTGCACACTAGGTCTACCGGACACAACTGCTTCTTCTTTGGTTGCTTTGCCCTTGGCAATAAGATGAGCCACACACTTTTTCAAATCTGCAATTTGTTGTGGATACAGAGGAGCACCTAATGTAAGCATGCGAGCGATTGGACCAATGGTCATGCCTAACCGTAATCCCTCAACTTCATCAGGATAGATGTTTACTTCAGACAACTTTTTTACAAAAGCGATGTTGGCGGCAGAATATTTATTTTTACTCATCCAATCCATCACCCATTTTTTATAATCGGCTTCATCAGCCATATTATGATACCATTGAATAGCCCTGCAATACTGCGTGGCTACACGGACATCTTCAGGATTTTTAGGAAGGTGATCCCAAGGCGGCTCATCGCCCCAATACTGTTGTTCAATTTTTTTACTCATGGCGATACGATAGTAACACGAATTTTTTTCTTGTCAAGCCTTGACAAAAGTTTTTGGTGTAGTATATTACTCACATCAAGCGTTACTTGGCGGCTTGTGGTCGCCTACTATTTTTGAAAATTATAAAAAATGATTGAAGAAGTTTTGATTCCTGGCACTAAGGTTTGGATTCCTTCTATGGAGCGAGCAGGTATGGTTGTTCGCGCCGAGCGTGACCCGCGTAATGGGCCACAGTATCTTGTTTCGGTTCACGACCCCGATACCATTGAGGATACATATCCGTATGCTCAGTATTGGGTAAAGAACACCGATATTGAAGTAACTTCGCAACCCAAGAAGAGTAAGTAATATGTCAATTTACAACCCTGACGATTTTTTTCACGAGAACTATTACAACACAGTTAGACCTGATGAGCCTGATAACTATGATGACGATGAGCATCAGGAACATGAGGAGGAAGATTACGAATCCACGGACAACTCAGACGAGCCTGAGTATTCTGAAGAACAGATGGATGAAATTGAAGAAGAAGATTCAAACTTCTACTTTGATGATGAAGACGACGGTTCTGTTCCCGATAGGGACGACGACTAAATCACGGGTGTGATTCTTGCCACATTAGCCTTGCATTGCAAGGCTTTTGTGTTATATTGAGAACTATATGATAAGAAATATTGGTTACGCCTGCGTGAATCTTACACTTAATCAAGGCGTTAAAAAGAAAGACGAAATTACCACAAGCCGAACTTTGCGTATGGCTAACTTTAGTCTTGAACGCTGCGGTGAGTTGGCTGCAAAAAATTCTGCTGATCTTGTAAAAATTATACAATGGAATGTGGATAATGGAGTAAAAATGTTTCGTATCAGCAGCGAGATGTTTCCGTTTATGGATCATCCTACTCTGAAGTATAGTCTTGAAAATCTAGCAGAACACCACAGTCAAGCCATTCGCAGTAACTTTGCGGAAGCGGGTAAACTAGCCAAAGCAAACGGCATGCGGTTGTCTTGCCACCCAGGACCTTACACTTGCTTGGCTTCTCCCGATCACGCAATTGTAGATAAGAGTATTATGAGTCTTGAGATGCACTCAACTCTTGCAGACCTGTTGGGTTACGGCGACGAGTTTGCTATCAATATTCATGTGGGTGGCACTTACGGTGAAAAGGCGGATACTGCCAAAAGGTTTGCAGACAATTACCGCAGACTGTCACCTCAGATTCAACGACGGTTAACCATAGAGAACGATGACAAGGCTTCCATGTGGAGCATGAGTGATCTTTATGAAATTCTGTGGTCACGGTGCGAAGGACTTAAATTAGTGTTGGACATTCACCACCATCGGTTCTGTCAACGCGAGTCTTTACAACAAGCCGCTGACATGGCTTTTTCAACTTGGGCAGGATTTTGTGAAATCCCCAAGGTGCATTATTCTGAGTCGGCTGACGGTAAGAAACCACAAGCCCATTCAGATTATATTAAAGAACGCATACCTGATTTGGGTAATGCCCAATACGATGTAATGATGGAAACCAAGGCTAAAGATCTTGCGTTATTGGAATATCGTAGTATAATAGGTCAGACCTTATAAATAAGATACTATATGCCTTTATACGATTACAAATGCAATGCATGCGAGCATGTGTGGGATGATTTTCAAACCATTGCTAATCGCAACAAACCAACCAAGAAGCCATGTCCAAAGTGTGGCGAAAAGAAAGTAATCAAGTTGGATGCTGCTATCCAAGTAATTGATTCGGTTCGTCTTGGTGTTACTCGTCCAGATGGTGGGTTTAAAGATGTCATATCTAAAATCAAAAAAGCCCATCCTCGCAATACAATGAGAGATTATTGAAATGGAACCAAAGTTAAAATCAGTTGAACTTGAAGGCATGGGAAGATTCTATCAGTCTGCTAAAACAGGCAACTGGTATCCGTCCGTGACTACAGTTACAGGATGGGCAAAGCGAGACTTTTGGGCAAAGTGGCGACAAGATCCTGCCAACAAAAAGACTTCTGAAGAAGCCACTCGTCGTGGAACTGCTCTTCACACAATCATTGAAGAGCATCTAAACAAAGAAACTCCACGAGAGGTTGACGACAAAACGCAGAAACTGTTTGACCAAATGCTGCCTAACCTTGAGAAAATCAACAAGGTAGTGGCTCAGGAAACACAACTGTGCTCTGACATGCTTCGGATGGCAGGAAGATTTGATTGCATTGCAGAATACGAAGGTGTTCTGTCGGTGATTGATTTCAAGTCGGCTAGAACTGCCAGAAAAGAAGAGTGGATCGGCAATTACTTTGAACAAGCCGCAGCGTATGCTTACATGTGGCTTGAAAGCACAGGTGTTGAAATTCCGCAGATTGTGATTTTGGTGTCTGCTGAAGACGGCGTGACACAGGTATTCAAGAAGACTCCTGACGATTATAAGACCAAGTTAGGCAAAGCCATCAAAGGGTATTGGGCAGACAACAACTTTGACGAATTACAGAGGAAAATAAATGAAATGGTTAACCAAACTGTTTAAATCAAAAACTCAAGCATTAGAGCCAATCTTAGGCGACACACAAGAAGAATTAGAAGAAGGTAAGCACATCATTCATATTATTATGCATGAGAAAGAAGTTACTTTAGCATTTAGTGAAACTGAATTTCGAAATGCTTTAAAGCGCGGAGAAAAATTAAACAATATACCGAGAGAAGAATAAAATGGGATCTATAATAAACCTTCAAGCAGATTTTTGTAGACAGATAGAAGATTTATACAGATCTCGAAAAGACACAACCTACATGGAAGTTGTTGTGGATTTGTGTGAAAAATATGGTATTGAACCTGAAGCCGCAGCAAAATTGCTAACAAAGCCTATAAAAGAAAGATTAAAAGCGGAAGGACAAAGGTACAATATGCTTAAGAAAGATTCTAAATTATTTTGAATGCATCCGTTTGAAGCGTATCAAATTTTCATAACACTCAAAGCACACTTTAAAAACAGCGGGTTTGATTACCATCGGTTCGGTAAAGTCAAGGTTGCTCCTCAGACTTTTGAAAGCAGAAAAGATCGCTACTACTTTGAGAAGTTAGCCAAGCGTTACTCTCGTGATGAAATAGTCGAGTTCTTTTTGTCTCAGATTTTGGTAAATCGTGCTTGGATTGGTGACATGCTTAACGAAGAAGCGCAAAGTGATCACCTTGCTAGAATGAAGCGAGTGCAGGCTTTACAGTATCAAATTAAAAATGAAATGAATAAACTATGGGAAGGTTGTAAAGACGATCCATTGTGTTTTAATAATTTGTTTCGACAGGAAACCGGAACACATCCAAAAATCTTTCGCATGGTAATGGAAAAAAGAATTTCCCCTGAAACATTTTTAGTTTTGGATGACCTTTTAGGAAGGCGATCCCATATGGGAAGAAGTGGGTATACCTATTTTAAGATATGCTCCGTTTCTTCACCTAGATACTAGGCGTGATGAACTGAAGAGAATAATCTCGGAAATCATCACAAATAAGTTGCATACAAAGAATACCTAGTATACAATATACACTCACTAATACTTTAATACTCCGTAATACGAAAGGATACTACAATGGCTGGATTCTCAGATATGAAGAAGATGAGCAAGACTTCTGTGGCTGCTCTCGCAAAGGAATTGGAAAAGACCACGGAAACCAAGTCATACAAGGACGACCGCTTTTGGAGTCCCGAACGAGGCAAGGATGGCAACGGCTACGCCGTGATTCGTTTCCTGCCTGCTTGTGAGGGTGAGGATGTGCCGTGGGCAAGAGTGTTCTCGCACGGATTCCAAGGAAAGGGTGGATGGTTCATTGAGAACTGTCCCACTACCATCGGCAAGAAGTGTCCTGTATGTGAGGCTAACAACGAACTGTGGAACAGCGGCGTTGAGTCTGACAAGGAGATTGCTAGAAATCGTAAGCGTAAACTGTCTTACATCTCTAACATCATGGTTATTAGCGATCCTGCTAACCGTGAGAACGAGGGTAAGGTTTTCTTGTTTAAGTATGGCAAGAAGATTTTTGACAAGGTTACTGACTCTATGCAGCCGAAGTTCCCCGGCGAGGAACCCATCAACCCGTTTGACTTCTGGACTGGTCGTAACTTCAAGATGAAGATTCAGACGGTCGGCGGCTTTGCCAATTACGACAAGAGCGAATTTGATAATAAGTCTGCTCTTCTTGATGGCAAGGACGATCTGCTTGAGAAGGTATGGAAGTCACAGTATTCTCTTACTGAGTTTACTGATGCAGACAAGTTCAAGCCTTACGAAGAATTGAAGGAGCGTCTTGAGACTGTTCTCACGACTGAAATCAAGTCTTCAAAGAAGGCTGAAGATGAAGAACCCATCCGTGAGTCTTTGAGCGAGAAGTTCCGTAAGAAGGAAACTGCCGCTGCAAAGAAGACTGTTGCTCAAGAGGAAGATGGTGAAGAAGAGGATACTCTTTCTTACTTCCGCAAATTGGCTGAAGAGGATTGATTATCCTGCTGGACGAACAGAATTGTTAATTTGATTTACAGTTCTTTCGCTGTTACTAGGCATAGTTATTACTGTACCGCCCCCGCCAGTGTTGTTGACAACCGTTGTTTGTTGGTTGTTAATGACACTGGCGGGTTGTTTATTTCCAGGTCTTTCCTCTAGATTTTCTCGCATTGCTCTAGTGAAAGCCAAAATGTCACTTTGTTGTTTAGAGAATGCTGTATCTGTGTATGATGGCTTTATTGTTTCTGCCGTAGAATAATTTATCGGGGTTGTTGCAGCACTTAACATTGCTCTAGTTTCTGGTGTATCTATTTTCTCTAAAGCAACATTACCCATTTCTAATGCCTTTACACCAAGAGAACGAGATAATCCAACCAAACTTGCCGTTAATGGAACTAAAGCATTTCTTATATAAACTCCAAATTCTCGTATTCTATCGCCCAAACCAGATATACTCAAATCTAGTCCGTTAACTGTAGATTTAATTACATCTACAGATTTATCTACGGTTTCAGTTACAATTTGTTTTGTTTTTCCTATACCCTCATTTATTCCAGAAGTATCAACAGATCCTAAGCCAACCGAAGGCATTTCAAAACTAAATCCACCTCCTTCAGCAGGAGCAGTTCTTTCTTCTTTTTCTTTTCTTGCCTTTTGAATTGCTTCTTCTTTTTCTTTTGCTTCTCTTCTAAGTCGATCTCTTTTTGTTTCCATACCTAACATTTTTCCAATAAAAGAGTCAGCAATAAAGTCGTAAATTGGTTGTATAAATTTAAACGCAAAATCACTCATAAACTTAAAGAAAGGATCAATAACATATTTTGTTAAACCATCAGCAAGCATGCCTATTCCTTTAAACACATAGCCCAAACCTTTAAAAACTAAAGCAACTACTGCAAAAAGGGGAGCAAGAAGCATTATCACAAATTGACCAAATTTAAATACAGGCTTTAATAAAGAGAAAGATAAATTTAAAACTGCCATTATGACTTTTGATATTGCCTCTAGAGCAGGATCAACAAAATCTTTGTACACCGACCAAAGTAAACCAAAAACTAAAGCACCAGCGTATATCAAAAAGTCAAATATAGGATCAAACCACTTTAATATGTTTTCTAATTTTAAAGTCATTGCAGCGACCAAACCACCTATAGGCCCACCAAACACAGTTGCTAAAATCATTCCTGCTACTTGGACTACAAGACCAAGAATTGATTTTATCATTGTGTAAAAATTACCGCTAAACAATCCTTTAAAGAAAATTGGCATATCCCCCAACACTCTAATAACAGTAGAAAGTGGTGCTAAAATTCCCCCCAAGTATTTTCCTATAGTTGCACCAAATCTAAACACATTACCAATTCCAAATCCAAATTTGTCTAATATACTTAATGCTTTTCCAAAACCAGTAGAAAAGAAATTTGTTATTGGCGAAAGTAGTGTAGTTACCACACTAGCAATTCCAGAAGCAGCCTTGCCTATACCAACACCAAACGATTGAACAGGAACTAAAAATCTTCCAATTGAAGAAACAAAATTAGAGAGACCAACAATTAAATTTCCAGCAATTACATAAATTTTGCCAAAAATACTAAGACTGCCAACAGATTTTTCATACGCTCCTAAAAC